GATTTTTAATTTTGGATTACGGCCCACCATCCACGATGGCAGCAAATAGGATGCAAATTCTGATTTTGTATGCCTTGGAGGCATGTTCACGATCAAACGTGAAATTTTACCATTTGCCAGCTCATTAAATTTTTTTGCAATATGTCTATGATGCGCGCCTTCAATGAACTCGGGCCAAACGCACTTAACAAAACTTAAAAAATCATTTTTTGCTTTATTCTGTATCTTTCTTTCTGCATGCATAACCTGAAGTTGTTTATATTGCTTTCTAATGTCTGCAGGCAGTTTACTAACGTCTACTTGGTTTAAATTCATTTTTTTAAAATTTTTTTGCATCACTATAGATGTTTAAAACGTTTTTAACAGCATTGACTCTTCAAATCAAGCAATTCAACCTAAAGTTGTGGGACCCCTTTTTATAAAAGGGGTGTAAGGGGGTCTTAATCTATTCTAGTTTGGGATTTGGTTTGGGACCTCTATGAGATGTGGCGCGCTAGCGCCACGATCTCGGGTTGATGATTAGTCTAGCAAGACCATGTAAGCTTTGGCATTGTTCCTACGAAACCAATCCAAATGCTTGCGCATTATTTCCCAATGCTTGCTTGCACCTGTGCCTACTCTCTTGTCTTCTATTGTAGCCATGATCTCAGCTAAGAAGATACAGTCGTGTCTTCTTGCCTCTTCTTTTGTTAGCATAACAGACTCGCCATTAAATCTGTTCTTGCGTTCTTCTGTTCTATTGTCTGGATTTGTTTTCATTTATTCTCCTGTATTTAATGTGTAATTACTATCACGATATTGTTGCTCGGTCAATGGTCTTTGTTCCTTTGTCACTCCATTATGAAAGAAATATCGCGGCTCTCCGTTCTCTCGTTGCCATTGATAATGGCGCTGTCTTTTTTCCCATGAGTTTTCTTCTGTTAAATGTTTAGGCTCGGTCAATCTTCCAAAGTGGTCGATTGCTTTATCTCCGAAATCATTGAACCAATCGTTCTGACAATTTAAAGAACAAAAGTTTCCATTGCCATAATAAAAAGAACTTCTTCTTCTGGTTTGATTTGTTTTATTTTCTTTAGGTCCTTTTACTCTATCCTGAGTATGATAAGTATGACACTTAGTTCCCTGACACAATTTTAAATTACTCATTGTTATCCTTTAAATCATGTATTCTTAATTCAGTTCCTCTCAACTCTCCAATACATTTAGCATGACTATCTAAAACTTTTTCAAGTGTAGAAATTCTTTGTTCTAACTTGTCAACTATGTTCAATAATCTTTTTATTTCTTCTTCTGTTTGTTTTTTATTTATGCTCATGTGGTTTCTCCTTTAAATAATAAAATGCGCCAGCGATAGCTGGCGCAATTATTATAATTAGTAATGTTGTATCAATACAAATCATGCTTTTGTTACAGTATAATTTACTGCCGTTCTTGGGTGTTCAGCGTCAATATCCCAAAAGTTATAACAAGGGTTTCCGTTTTTATCTTCCCATTGTTTTGATTTAAATTCCTCATGTTCATCAACTCCACGAACAGTATCAATCTTGTTTCGTGATTTCATAAACCATGTAAAGTATTTTATTGTCATTGTATTTCTCCTGTATAAGTTAATGACCTATCCTATCATTGATAGGATAGGTTTGTCAAATGTTTAATTCACACTATTTTGTCTTTTTTCATACTCCATTCTAGCGAGTATTTTATCCTCTCTACTGACATTTTTATTCTTCATGCCTTTTATTCTTTCAGCTAGATTTTTCGGATTATAGATTACAAGTCCAGTTGAATTACATCTTATCACTTCATCTTCTTGGACATTTAATCCAAGTTCAGTACAAAGTTCCAATGCTTCATCTAAATATTTATAACCTTTTAAACCCATTTTGATTTCTTTCATTTGGGCTAAAATAGATTTAATCCATTTATAATGTGCCATGATTAATTGTCCTTTTTTAGCTTGCCACATTTCAAAAGTTTTATACTCCTCTCTTGAAACTGCAATTTGTCTATCACGACAATACTCACGACCAATTAAATCTAACTCGTATTCCTTATCCCATTTAGCTGAATAACTTGTTAGATTTCCATTTCCACAATTACTTCCGAGATACTTGTCATTAGCGTCTTGATACTTTGTCCAATGTGGATTGTTGTCTTTGCCCTCCATTTCAATAGTAATGTCAGGATTGCATTGGTCTTGTGCTTTCAGTTCATCACGAAAATAAGCATAGCCAAAATCTCTACTGCTTGGTCTATAGCCCTCAATTTCATCTTGTCTATCTTCGCCGTCAATGTCGCCATTTAAACGAAAGTCAAAATGTTTAGTGATGTATTTATCTTCTTCATCTTTTTCTTCTGGTTTTCCCATGTACCCAAAATGAAAGCAACTATCCTTTGCAATAGTATTTACATTCGGATATTTGTCTTGAAGATAATGTGCCATTTCAACATCTGCTTTTGGATATTGTCTTTCAACACACACTTTAGCAAGTTCCCAAACTTTGTCTTGTACTCCTTTAAAGTTTTCTCTCTCTTGAAAAAACTTTTCTTTTTCCTGAGTATCTTCTTGCTCAATGTGAATTTTCATTCTATTGGCAATCTTGTTCCGATACTCTTGATTTAGTCTTATTCTAGCCATTTATTTCTCCTTTATGTTTATGGTTAAAAAAATAAATTTATCACTTGACAAATCATCTGTCAAGCATTAAATAGGATAGACAGGCTCCTGAGATACGAGCCTTAATAATAACTGTCTCGGGACAACTTCTGGTTGTGAAGTATATATTTTACTTCTAACTTATTACCTACAACCAGAACTGATCCCTGATCCAATGTGGCAAAGTAGGACGTAAAGCCCACGCCATTGGATCGGGGATCGGGTTGTGTGATGCTTACTCTGTTTAACGCGGGAGAATAGCAATTACACCTGATCCCTGATCCAATAGTAGTTGGACGTTATTATTCTAGATTAACGCCTTAACTCTTTTTAGGGACGCTGTTGGATCTGGGATCAGTGTGAGAGATTAACAAGTGTCACTCTCATAGTGGCACTGATCCCTGATCCATGTTATTAGTGCTAACGACCTGCAGTCAGTTGGTGTGAAGAGCATGGATCTGGGATCAGGAAAATTCAACCTCAGGTTGAAGGCCCGAATTTTAATAAGCTGCAAGCCTCAAGCTCCAAGCTTGACAGCCTGTCCTGGAGATGATAGGATGAATTTAGAAAGGAATAATTATGGATACAACACAATTAAAAAGAATAGCAGACGCTCTGGAGGAGATTCTGCGACTAGTGAAAGAGGACATGAAAAAGTATGAAAAAATCAAACACTAAAAAAAATCAGGTGTCCATAGAGAAACAGCGTAAGCAGGATCTCATCTGGGCATCCGGTCATTACCTGGGGCAGCACCTGCCTCAGGACTTTGACAAGTGGACTGATAAAAAATTAAATAAATATCTGGAAGAGTGGGCATGGGAACCGCACCAGGGCAGCACAGGTGAATGGCTATGGGAACAAATTGATAGCCTAGCCTACAGCATGCGCGAGTATATTAAATGAAAATTTTTAGACCAATAAATTATAAAACGGTAGATGAAAGGATAAGCAAAGCTTTTAAAAAAGACACCGACTACGATATTTTTCATAAAACAAACGGAAGAATTGTAGTTACTTTCTGGGACGAAGAATATCTCAAAAACTATCCAAATAAAGATGGAAGAAAAAGTGAAAAGGATTAAACACAACGACTTAACACATTACTTCCTGCGGCCGCATGATCAGCTGCCGGCCAGTTACCTGGCCAGCTGTGAAGAGTTCTTCAAATGGTTAGAAGACTCGAAGCGCACCGGGTTCAAAGCTCCAAGCTCCAAGCTTCAAGCTCCAAGCTGCAGGCTTGACAGTGACTGAAGGATACTATAGGATTAATTTGAAAGGAGAAATATGGATACAGCACAATTGAAAAGAATAGCGGATGCAATAGAAGAAATATTGCGACTAGTTAAAAAAGATATGGAACCGCGAACCAAGAAAAAAGATTAATGTCCATCACCTGGAATACTGGGCTCGCTGCAGAGCGGGCCCGGCACAACCTGAAGTTGAAAAAGAAAAAGGCGGCCGGCCAGAAGCGCCAAGCTTCAAGCCCCAAGCTCCAAGCTCCAAGCGCCATGAAAAGGACACAATTGAATGATATAAAATAATCCTGGCTCATCGGTGCTTTACCGGATAAAGCCGAAAGCACAGCCAGATTAGAAAGTTATAAATGTTAAAAAAAGAAGCTAAAGAAATAACCGGAGGACTGAGCGCACCATCTAAGATGCCCGGACCATCATTCAACCTGCCAGCTGCCGCATGCATTACAGGCGCTAAGTTGGTTAATGTGAAGGGCTCAACCTGCTCAGGGTGCTATGCACTGAAGGGCCGGTATAGATTTGGCAATGTACAAGCAGCTCTAAACAGGAGACTAGAAAAACTTCATGACCCAAAATGGGTCGAGTCTATGGTAACATTAATTGACGACGCTCCAGTCTTCAGGTGGCACGACTCAGGAGACATTCAAAGCGCGCAACATTTAAAAAATATATTTGAAGTATGTAACAGGACCCCAGAGACCAGGCACTGGCTGCCAACACGTGAAGCGCGCTTCCTGCGCCTGATGGATCCAGACGTAGTTCCAAAGAATTTAAAAATAGTACTCTCCGATCATATGAATGACCAACGGGTGGCTCCTACCTGGTGGCCCTACACATCGGGCGTGACAACTGACCATAAACAGGTGACATGCCCGGCGTCTAAACAGGGAAATAAATGTCTAGATTGTAGACAATGCTGGGACCGCAGCACTAAACGTGTTATATACGGAAAACATTAAATCATGACACATATATGGAAACATCCAAAGTACTGGAGAGAGCTGCGTAAGCTACAAGCCTCAAGCTCCAAGCCTCAAGCCGAAGCTTCAAGCTCCAGGCGGCAAGCCTCAAGCCCCAAGCAGGAAGCTTCAAGCTCCAAGCCCGAAGTTACAAGCTCCCTGATCCGTGAACCACGAAACATTTGAAAACGATTCGAGGAACATGGACCGAGGACCTGGACCAAGATATAAGT